TGAAAGACCTTAACAAAGTAATGGACAAGCCACAGTCTTCAGGTGGAGACGGTACTAAGGCTCGTTGGGTTAAGCTAGAAGATGCAGAAAGCGTCAAAGTTCGTTTTCTTCAAGAACTTGATCCAGACTCACCTACATATGATGAAAAGCTAGGTCTAGGATTTATTGCAGTAGAACACACAAATCCAAAAGACTATCGTCGCAAGGCTCTATGCACAATGGACGATCAAGGCAAGTGTTACGGTTGCGAACAACACCGCAAGGACTATAAGGCAGGATGGAAGGGTCGTTCACGACTTTACATTAATGTTCTTATTGATGACGGCAAGGAAGATCCTTATGTAGGAATCTTGTCTCAGGGTTCAAGTGGAAAGACAATCACACCGACACTAATCGAGTACGCTGGAGAAATGGGAAGCATTACTAACCTAATGTGGCGCATTAAGCGTACTGGCACAAAGACAGATACAAGTTACACAATTATCCCACTTGCAAAAGATGAAACACCATTTGATGGTTCATCACTTGAGCTTTATCAGCTTGAGGATACAGCAGTGCGTGACATGCCATACACAGAGCAAGAAGCATTTTTTGCTGGTGAAGCAAATGGCGAAGAGTCTACTTCTTCAAGTAGCGTAGACTGGTAATAGGTTAAGAGGCGGAGAGTTAAATGAAATTTACACATCTACATGTGCACTCATACTATTCTTTAATGGATGGGCTTAACTCTCCCCTCGAACTTGTTCAAGCAGCAAAGGCGGCGGGACAAACAGCAATAGCAATTACAGATCATGGAACATTATCATCACACCGTGAAATGCAGATTGCGTGTAAAGAAGAAGGCATTAAGCCAATCCTTGGAGTAGAGGCATATATATCTCCAACAGATAGATTTGATAAGTCTTCAAAGACAGATAAATCTATTCAGGCATACAACCACATCATCCTACTGGCAAAGAACAAAAAGGGATTAGAGAATATTAATGCTCTCCAAGAGCTTGCTTGGAACGAAGGCTTTTATCATAAGCCAAGAATTGACAGAGAGGTTTTAAATGATTATAGCGAAGGTGTTATCGTTCTCAGCGGATGTCTTAATGGACTCATTAGTAAGGCTATCGATAAAGGTAACATGGAGGAAGCAGAACTTCTTCTCAAAGGCTTTAAACAAACTTTCGGACAAGATTTTTACGTGGAAGTGCAATCACATAACCCTGTGGAGATCAACTCCGCCCTTCTAGAATTAGCAGACAAACTTAAAATTAAGGCGGTGGCAACAGGAGATGCCCACTTTGCTAAAGAAGAAGATAGAGTCCTAGAAGAGGCAATGCTTATATTGTCGACATCTCCTAAGATGGATAAAGATGCTGACTTTGAAATGTCTAGACAGATTAAAGATATTAATGAGAGATTAAATTACCTATATCCAGACCGTAGAATATCCTTTCAGGACTACAATTTATTTATTCAATCAAGGTCTGAAATTGAATCTGACTTCAATAAGGCTGGGATTACTCGTACAGATATATATGATAATACCATGGAAATTGCTGAGAAAATTGGAGAATACGATTTTAACAGTGGTTTAGACCTTCTACCCGTACCCAAGACGGATGCCGACCAGAAACTGGCTCAGATGGCCTCTGAAGGCCTTAAAAGGCTAGGTCTGGCAGAGTCTCAAGTCTACATTGATAGGCTTAATGAGGAGTTATCTGTAATTAAAGATAAGTCTTTTGCTTCTTATTTCTTGGTTGTTGCAGACATGATTAACTGGGCAAAGGAAAATAATATTAGGGTAGGTCCAGGTCGTGGATCTGCCGCTGGCTCGCTGGTATGTTATTCGCTAGGAATTACAGATGTAGACCCAATTAAATATGATTTATTGTTCTTCCGTTTTATTAACCCAGAGCGTAATGATTTTCCAGATATTGATACAGACTTTGAAGACCGTCGTCGTAAAGAAGTTAAAGATTATTTAAAGAAGAAGTTTAAGCACGTTGCATCTATTTCAACATATACTTATTTTAAGGATAAGGGTGTAATAAGAGATGCTGCTCGTGTATTTATGGTTCCTCTTTCAGATGTTAACCGTGCAATGAAGTCTATTGATACTTTCGAAGACTTTGTTGATTCACCAAACACTAAAGAGTTTAGAACCAAGTATCCTGAAGTCCTATGGCTTGCAGATAGACTGCGTGGAAGAATTAGATCTGTTGGAGTACACGCTGCAGGTGTTGTAGTTGCAAAAGATGATTTAAGAAAGTATGCTCCTGTTGAATCAAGAGCTGATGCAAGTGATTTAGTATCAGGTAGAATTCCTGTCGTTGCATACGATATGGATACGGTTGCGGATATAGGTCTTATCAAACTAGATGCACTAGGACTTAAGACCTTGTCTGTAATTTCAGATACCCTTGCTTCAATTAAAAAGCGTTCAGGTAAAGACATTAATCTTTCCAAGTTAACATTTGACGATCCAGATGTTTATAAGGTTCTAAGCGAAGGCTATACAAAGGGAGTGTTTCAAGCAGAAGCAACCCCATATACTAATTTGCTAATCAAGATGGGTGTAGATAAATTTGAAGATCTTGCTGCATCAAACGCATTAGTTCGTCCAGGAGCTATGAATACAGTAGGTGCTTCTTACATTAAGCGTAAACACGGTAACGAAGCAGTCCAGTTTATTCACCCAATTATGAAGCCCTTTACCGAGAATACGTATGGTGTTATTATATATCAAGAGCAGGTTATGCAGGCATGCGTACACCTGGGGGGTATGACTTGGTCAGAGGCTGATAAGGTCCGCAAGATTATTGGAAAGAAAAAAGATGCAAAAGAGTTCGACCAGTTCAAGGATCGCTTTATTGATGGGGCTTCAAAACACATTTCTAAGAAACAAGCCGAAACGCTCTGGCATACTTTTGAAGCGCATGCTGGTTATTCTTTTAACCGCTCCCATGCTGTTGCTTACTCTATGCTTAGTTATTATACTGCTTGGCTTAAGTTTTATTATCCACTTGAGTTCATGTTTTCGATTCTTAAAAATGAAAACGACAAGGACAAAAGAACAGAGTACCTAATTGAGGCTAAGAGATTAAAGTTAAGTATTAAGCTTCCGCATGTCAACGAGTCCGATGTATTCTTTTCCTTAAAGGAAGATTCAATTAGATTTGGTCTTGGAGAAGTAAAGTTTATTTCAGATAGTATTGCAAACAAAATTATTGATCAAAGACCATTTGCTTCTTACTCAGAGTTTATTGACAAGGCTTCTAAAAAAGGTAGCGGAATCAATAGCCGTGCTATCTCTGCTTTAAATGCAATTGGTGGAGCAGCATTCCCAGACAATCCAAGAAGCGGAAATGAAAAAGATAGTTACTATGAGTATCTAGGTATACCTACATTTAATCTAGAAGGAATTCCACCACGTATTAAATCGCAAGCAAGACCAATTGAAGAGTTTGAAGATCTAGGTTCATTCGTTATGTTTGGTATGGTTAAATCAATTAAGCGTGGTAATGGCTGGGCACGTATTGAGTTGGTAGATGAAACAGGATCAATCGGCCTATTTCATACAGAGCAGACTCAAATAGAGACAGGGCAGATGTATTTTATTCTTGTCGGAGATAATAGAATTGCTCGTTACGTAAAGGTAAGCGAGATTGACCCAACAGGATCTAATTCTTTTGTAAACTATTTGTATCAAAAGCAATATGACCTTGACGAAGACGAGTATGTTGTAGTAGACTTTACTCCGTATGTAACAAAAGCTGGAAAGACAATGAGCCATATAGTTCTTTCAAATGCACAAAAAGAATTAACTAGAGCAATTGCTTTCCCAACAATGTATAAGATGTCCCTTGCTAAAATGCGAGAGGGAATGAAATGTAAGGTTGTTCTATCTACTTTGGACGATGGAACTTTAATGGTAAAGGAAATAAAATGACAGAAGAAGTAAAACCTGATATTAATCAGATACAGGCTCAGCTAACAGCCAGCAAGGTTTTAGTTGCAATTTTAGAAACACTAGGTCAGGTAAGAGTTGAAACTAAGACCCTGGTCAGCGCAGAAAACAAAGATAAAGAACTTGTTGTAGATTACGATGAGAATGGACCATCGTTTATATTTTCAGTTGCCCACTCTTTGGTAGCAAATAATGAGGAAGAATTAATTAATGACTTCGAGTAATTTGGTAACTGAATATGGTTTAGATGCACTTGCTGCAATTCTTCATGAAACTGCAATTGAAAAAGGATTTTGGGATGGAACAATTAGCCACGACAAGGTCGGTAATAAACTAGCCCTAGTTCATTCTGAAGTAACAGAAGTTCTTGAAGCAATTAGAAAGAATAAAAGCTCAGAAGAAGTTGTTGAAGAGATGGCAGATGTAATTATTAGACTGCTAGATATTTATGCAGCAATGAGAAATTCAGGAGATTTAATTCATAGTCTAGATGAAATTCTAGAAAAGAAAATTAATATAAATAAAGAACGTCCAAGGCTTCACGGCAATTTATTTTAATGCTATACTATAAAAAAGAGAGAGTGTAAATGAGCATAGATATTGATAACATATTAGCAAAGCTAGATCCAAAGACAAGGGCAAGAGTTCAGTCCGCACAGGATGTACAAGTTGAAAAGCAACTTACACCTAGTATCGGATTAAACTTTGCTTTACGTGGCGGGTTAGGCTACGGCAGACAGGTATTAGTATGGGGCAACAAGTCTGCTGGTAAATCTTCATTTTGTTTACAAATGATTGCTCTTGCACAAAAAGAAGGAAAGACTTGCGCCTGGATTGATGCAGAGGCTTCTTACGATCAGTCGTGGGCCGAACAACTAGGAGTAGATTCCTCTTCCCTTATTTACTCTCCAGCAAAAACTGTTAATGATATGGTTGATGTTGCTACTAAATTAATGGACGCAGGTGTTGATCTTATTGTGGTAGATTCCATATCGGCATTACTGCCTGCTATTTATTTTGAAAAAGACGGAAATGAAATGAAAGATTTGCAAGACACAAAGCAAATCGGCGCTGAAGCAAAGGATATGACCCACGCAGTCAAAATGTTAAACTATGCAAACAAAAACACACTACTTGTTCTCATCTCACAACAACGAAATCAGTTTGGATCTATGCATGCTAGTCACATCCCCACGGGTGGCATGGCAGTCAAGTTCTTTTCTTCCACTGTCATTAAGCTATGGTCGTCTGAAGCTGAGGCAAATGCTATTAAGGCTGGGATTAAAGTTGGCGACAAGATCATTGAACAAAGAGTCGGCAGACCAGTTAACTGGATTATTGATTACAACAAACTCGGCCCCCCAAATTTATCGGGACAATACGACTTCTACTACCAAGGGAACGTTCTTGGTGTAGACAGCGTTGGAGAAACTTTAGACGTTGCAGAAATGTGTGGCGTTGTAGAAAAAGGTGGAGCATGGTATACGGTAAATGGAGAACGTTTTCAAGGACGTGCAAAAGCTGTAGCATATTTAAAGGAAAATCAGGATGTTGTAGACAGCTTAATCGGAGAGATAAATGCCAGACATTAATGAGTTTCTTAGTAAGCCTGAAAAAATAATGGCTACAGAACTAGAAAAGTTTGAAGGAGTTAAGCCCTGTTCAAAGTGTGATAAGAATTCTGACGTGTACTACTGGGATGCAATTAATATGACTATATCTTGGGAATGTCCAGACGGTCATAAAAATTTGTATACGGTTGCTTAATGTCGGAAAGATCAGAAGTTAAACGTGATAGAGCTAAGGCTCAAAAGAATAGCGGAAGAGGAGATTATCAAAAGGGTGATGCTCAATGGAAGCAATTCCTTGTTGATTATAAAGAAGCAGGAACATCATTTAATTTAAATAAAGATAACTGGGCAAAGATTTGTACAGACACCTTTAAAGTAAATAGAGATATGTATCCAGCATTAAAGATTATTATAGGAGCAGAGTCTAAGGTTAGGCTAGGCATTATAGAGTGGTCAATTCTTGAAGAGTTGATTCAGTTCTGGGAGGACAACCATGAGTGATAAAAATACGCTAGAGCTTATTAGCGACATAACAGAGTTTAATGACCTTCATGAGTTTATGAAGGACGAGCACCTAGATAAAGCGCTTGCTATTGTTGTAAAGCTTCTCATGAACCCCGATGTCCCTTCCGCAAAAGCACCGCATTTAATTATGGAGCTTCAGGCTATGTCTACAAAATTTGCAGTGCTTGCATCTGTATATTCTACAATTGCTAAGGACAAGGCTGGAACGGTAAACAATAACAAGAAGAACATATATTATTCAGTAAAGGAGTCCATAGACAAACTTGTAGATGCACTTAAGTATGTCGTTAGGTATAACTCATAAATGGCTAGAGAAATTGTAAAGAACCTTAAATTTAAAAAACATACGGGAAAATTCTTTGACCCTGAGTTGTTTGCTCAGTTACTTGATGAGTCTTATCGTAATACTAAACGAGCAGACGGGGAGATGACCAAGAAGTCATTTAGCCCAAGTTCATTAGGTTATGGTCATGGTAAGTGTCCTAGATACTGGTACATGGCATTTTCTGGAGCAGTCTTTATTGATGATAACGATGCAGTTGCCGTTGCTAATATGGCACAGGGAATTCAGGCGCATGAAAGACTACAGAAACTTATTTCTACTATGCCAGAGTGGAGAGCGGAAGAAGAAGAGATTGTTAATGAGTATCCTCCGATCCGTGGCTTCATAGATTTAATTATGGAGTATGATGGCGAGACAGTCATTGGTGAAATTAAAACGGCAAAGCAAGAAGTATGGGATACAAGACAGTCTGAGATGAAGCCTACAGACAATCATATGCTACAGCTATTAACCTATATGAAATTAAAGAAGGCTAAGGAAGGCTTCTTCCTTTATGAGAATAAGAATACCCAAGAGATCTTAGTTATTCCAATTTCTATGAATGAGAAGAATACAAGGATTATTGAAGAAACATTCGCTTGGCTATGTGAAGTCTGGGATAACTTTAAAGAAGGAGATCTTCCTAAGAGACCTGAAGGTGCTACTAAATCAAAGATGCCTTGCACTTACTGCCCAGTTAAGAAAGAGTGTTACGCAAAGGGTGGTCCAGTAGGCACTGTTGAAATTGATTTATTCTCGGTGTCCAATACATGATCTGCGCTAATTCAACCTGCAAAAAAGATTTCAATCCAAAAACTCATAATCAAAAGTATTGTGCCGATGAATGCTGTAGGGTTGCCACTAACCGCAGAATCATGGAAAAGTACTATGAGCGTAAAGCAATTAGAAATGGTGCAGATCGACCATGCGGCAAATGCAAGCAGCAACTAAGTAGATATAATAAGGGGGATTTCTGTGCGATATGCGAAAAGAATATCAACCTTGAGAATAAAAGTAAGCTGTTTAGGATGATAGATGACATTAGCTAGCCTAAAGAAAACTCAGGCAAATAGGGTGTTAGGCATTGATGCCTCTACTAACTCTATTGCTTTTTGCTTAATGGAAAATGATATTCCATTAAAGTGGGGTAAGGTTAATCTGTTAGGCGAAGATATATATGAAAAGATCCACGATGCAAAAAATAAAATGCATTCTATGCTGGAAGAATTAAAGTCAGATTACATTGTTGTTGAGGGTGCAGTATTTGTTAAGTCAGCAGATGCTGTAATTAAACTATCATATGTTTATGGAGTTGTTATAGCAGAACTGATGTCTACTGGAGCGAAGGTTATTACAATAGCCCCATCCTCTTGGCAGGCATACATAGGTAATAAGAACCCAACCAAAGAAGAGAAGCAGGCAATAAGAGCATTGAACCCAGGGTATGCTGACTCCTGGTATCAAAACAAATTAAGGAATATGAGAAAGCAGAGAACTGCTGACTACTTTAACAGGAAGTATAATTTAAATGTGGTGGATTTTGACGTTGCAGATAGTTTTGGTATTGCACATTATGCTAACAAAGTATTGACAGAGCGATAATGAAAGATTTATTAATAATTGTACCCACTAGAAATAGAAAAGAAAATGCAAGACTTCTTTATGATGCACATTTTAAAAATTCTTACAAAAGCGACTTGTGTTTTGGTATAGATGATGATGATACCACTGAGTATGAAATCTTTGATGATGTTATATATGAGGTAGGGCCAAGAATTAGCATGGGTAATACATTAAACTCAATTGCTAAAAAGTATATGAATGATTATAGATATCTATCTTTTATGGGAGATGATCATAGGCCAAGGACCAAAGGGTGGGATGTGTTTTTGACAGACCCGCTAAAAAATAAAGTTGGAGTTTCTTACGGAAATGATTTATTACAGGGAAAGAACATTCCTACCGCAGTTGTTCTTAGCTCAGAAATAGTTAAGGAGCTTGGATTTATGGTACCACCCGTACTTAGACATTTCTTTTTTGATAATTACTGGAAAGAACTGGGCGAGGGGATAAATAGGCTGCACTATATGGACGATGTAATAATTGAACATATGCACCCATTAAACAATAAATCTTCAGGGGATGAAACATACGGGTATGCCTGGTCTCAATTAGACCACGATACTCCAGTTTATGATGAATACAGAATTATGCAGCTAAAACAAGATATTGAAAAGATAAAATCAATACTATGAAGATATTAATAACTGGACATAGGGGCTTTGTCGGAAGATATTTTTTAGAAAAATATAAAGAGCACGAAATTACTGGCATTGATATAATTGAAGGCAACGACGTAAGAGACTTTTTTAAACAGGATTCAACAACTTTTGACTTAGTTATACATTTAGCTGCAGTAGTTGGTGGTAGGATCAATATAGAAAATAATCCTATAGACGTTGCAATAGATTTAGCAATTGATTCAGACTTATTTAGATGGGCATTAAAAACAAAACCAGGGAGAATTGTATATTTTTCATCATCTGCAGCATATCCAACAATGTATCAGGACGGATCCTTTGTCTTAGGAATGCCAGAAAGTTTAATAGATTTATATTCAATTAAAAATCCAGACCTTACCTACGGTTGGGCAAAGCTAAGCGGAGAATATTTAGCAAGGTTTGCGGTTGAGCAAGGAATTAAAGTTAATATCTTTAGACCATTTTCAGGCTATGGTACAGATCAATCTTTAGAGTACCCGTTCCCAAGTTTTATAAATAGAATAAAAAATAAAGTAGATAAATTTGAAATTTGGGGAAATGGCAATCAGGTAAGAGATTGGATACACATAAGAGATATAGTTGATGCCGTAGATAAAGCAATAAAGATAGATGCCATAGGCCCAATTAATTTAGGTAGCGGAATACCAGTTTCATTTAATAGTCTAGCAAAAATGATGATGAATATTTCTGGTCATACTGCCCCAATAATTCATTTACATTCCGAGCCTTCTGGTGTACAATATAGGTTATCAGATCCATCAAAAATGTTATCTTTTTATACTCCCAGGATATCTTTAGAAAAAGGAATAGACATGGCATTGAAAGAAATTCTATAATGAAACTATATCAAAGTAAAGATTGGCTACATAGAAGATATGTGGTTCAAAAGAAAACAGTAACAGAAATTGCTGAAGAGTGTAAAGTCTCTGCTATGACTATACAGAGATATCTAGATCAGTTTAAATTAATTAGGAGAAGATGATGCTAAAGGCGGTATTTGAGGATGTCAACAATTTTAATTGTAGTGATTTATATTTAAAATCAGTAGGTGCACCTGCAGGCAATAAGATCTGGGGAGCATGCCACGAAATTGCACACATGTTAATTGAAAAGAATATCTCGTATGGCAACTCTGCTTTAGAGCCAGCAAGGATATTTTCAACGGCGGATTCAACAGAGCAATTAAAAGTTCGTATTGATGATAAATTAAATAGGGTAAAGAACAATCAAGGCTTTGCTGGAGATAACGATATTGACGATTTAATTGGATACTTAGTCTTATATAAGATTGCTAGGGCTAATTCTGATTGACATTTTAGTCGACTGAAAGTATAATAGACTAATGAGCGAAATAGAATTGTCAGAGCATTTTGACAGAATGAACAGGGTAGTTGAAGAACTTCTAAAAGGAAGCACACCCACACAGATCGCCACCACCACTGGGATACAACGCAAAGAGGTCCTTGAGTTAATCGAAGATTGGAAAGACGTTGTACATAATGATAGCAATATTAGAGATCGTGCCCGAGAGGCCATCTCAGGGGCGGATCAGCACTATGCCATGCTTATCAAAGAGGCGTGGAAAACAGTAGAAGATGCAGATCAAACGGGCCAGCTAGGAATAAAGTCTGGCGCATTAAAGCTTATTGCAGACATAGAGACTAAAAGAATTGCAATGCTTCAATCTATTGGAGTATTAGAAAACAATGAGATTGCATCACAAATTGCAGAGACAGAGCGTAAGCAAGACATCCTCGTTAGAATTTTAAAAGAGACTACATCAATATGCCCTAAGTGTAAGATGGAAGTAGCAAAACGATTGTCCCAAATCACTGGAGTAATTGAATCAGTTCCAGTAGAGGAAGCCGATGTCGTTTGATTTTGCTGATCTTATCGACATGCTCGATGGAGAGGAGTTCGATGAAAAACCAGTCGATCTTAAAACGTTTGTTAGAAGTCCAGAATACCTTGGGCTTCCAGAACTTTCCGACTATCAGTACACGCTTATCGAAAAAAGTTCGCAAATCTACAAAGAGTCAACACTCATCAAGCTATTTGGAGAAGAAGAAGGAAAAATAAGATTTAAGCAGACTGCTAATGAAGTGGTTGCTCAGCTCGGAAAAGGTTCTGGAAAAGATTACTGCTCAACAATTGCGGTTGCATATATAGTTTATTTACTATTATGCTTAAAAGATCCAGCTACATATTACGGAAAGCCTCCAGGGGACAGCATTGATATTATTAACATTGCTATTAACTCACAACAGGCGAGCAACGTATTCTTTAAAGGATTTAAAACAAGAATTGAAAAGTCACCTTGGTTTG